GTTTTTAATATGTGGGGGGGGCTAATTTTAATTGTAAATAAAGCGAAACATAAACGAATAAGAAGTAAATAATGAGAGCGAGCAAAAAGCAAAAACGTAAAAAGACGTGAAGGGAATACCCTTCGCTTAAAGCGGGATGATTATAAACGAAAACGTAAATAAGTAAATAAGACCTAAAACTAGGAATCAATGAACAGGGAGACATGTGTCTCGTGCGTTTTATGCGTGACGTGCATACTGGAACCATTGGGGTCCAGGAACCGGATTTAGCGATCAAGTGGGGAGATTATTCCACGCCTTGAAAGGTTGACCGATTTGTCGTTCGGAATCTAGTAGCATCTAAAATGCGTACTCTCGACAAGAAAGTGGTTGCAGCGGCGATAGGGCCTAACAAACATATGTTGTTTGCTTTCAGCATCGGCAAATTCTTAAGAATACCATTCTATTTTGAAGAATGCATCTTGGATTGCGAATTACGGCTACCATAGAAGTAGTCAGTAACTCTCCGAAGTATTAGTCTAAACGAATAAACTAAAACAAAGATAAACAAATGTGTTGTAGACATAAGTCTAAGAGGTTAAGGGGATCTGGTTGTAAGTTAATTGTCACCAGTTGTAAACAGAGTCGGGCCCAGGTGCGCGTTGAAGCACTTCCAGCCCTTCCGTGAATACCTAGCATGCGATATGGCGAACTTTAAGAGCAGCCAATTCAAACAGGAGTGACAAGAGGCCTAAGACAAGAATAAATGTGAAGTGATCAGGAAGCGAGATTGGTGTAGATACCTGGATAATTGTTGTAGGCAAATCCGGTACCTTCACGTTGTGTTCCTGATTGATTGTAGACAACTGGGCGATAGTGGCCCAAGCGAAAACCGTCACCAAATTGAAAATGAACATTGTAGGTTGGCGATGATGTACCAGCGTTAGGAGCAACAGCTACTAACAGTTGAGCTTGATTGGTCAAGTCAATTGGTGGTAAACTCATAGCGATACTGCCAAGGGTGTTGGTAAGTATAAACTTGTTCGGTGTTTGGTACGGAAGGTTGACGCGGTTGCGAAGACTGTTGGTCGTGATGACTGGTGGATAGCCATAGGTATCACGAGCGGCAAGATTGCCGGAGACCTCATTAACAATACGTGTATTGTTGAGGCCAACAGTCACAGGACGACCTAAGAGATTAGAAAAATCAGTTGGAGTGAATGGCGTTTCATTGTTGAGTGTAGGTACGTACGCCATCTGAAAGGTGTCCTGAGTGTTGTTGGGATCAGCAGCGCTGATCTGGATGTTGCGGTCGCCGCACCATGCGGCGTAGTTGGCGACTATATTGGTTTGTGGGATGTTGATCCAATATTTAGTCTCATCGATGAGTTTTGTCAATCCTGAGCCATTGCTGAAATTAAAACTTTCAACTAAAATGGGTCGTTTGAGATGGTCTGAAAAATGATTGATCATACGTTCATCGGGCTGGTATTGAAGACCAGCAATGGCTGTGACAGGGGCAACAGCTTTGTTCTCAGCAGATGTAATTGCTGTATCAACTGTTACTGCCTTTGCTTCATCAGCCATGTGAAGTGCGAGTGGTGCAGCGGTGAAGGACTCGGCAATTTCTGCAGGAACGAAACTTTTGAAGTTTCTCCAGCTGACTTGTATTTCTACATCAACTGAGGCTGTGCCTGCGCTTGGTGCTTGAAGAGAACCGAGTGGTTGAATGCCAATGTAGCCATATCTTTCGTTTGAGCCTACGGTGAAAAACTCACGGTGGTAACGGAAAGGAATAACTAGCTGTACTGGTTGGTTAGAAGCTAAATCAATGATAACATAATCTAGATTAGTACAATTGATTGGATCATCAACGTATTGGCCTGGTACTGTATAAGGTGCCCAGTACATGACAAGGTGTTGGCCTATTGTTCCGGTGCCTTGCGGGTAGGCTGTGATGATAGCATCAGCAGACCAAAAGCGCATAGCGGACTGCGCATACAAAGCTTGAGCTTTGAGCAGGTCACCAGGATAGGCGTAGGTTGGTGTTGGTTGTGCACTTGCTGTATAGTGCAGGAGATCGATAGTCACTGGTTTCTCGGCAAATTTATCAAGCATGATTGGAACAAGCTTGTTGGTGTTGCGTTTGCCTGGGATGATTAAGGCACGTGCCGGAGCGTTGACAGTGGTGCCTTGAGCGGTGTGAAGAGCGAGTGTCTCTGAGGTGAATTGAGATGGTTCCTCGAAGTCGGTACGGAACTGACTGAATGGAGCTAAGCCAGGGAAGCCAACAGCACGTTTGCTTTCGAAGTCACGTCCACCTGAGATATAAAAGTGGAGTTGAGGACTATTAGTGTAGTCGGTGACATCAGAAGACATTGCTGTACAAAGATAAACGCGGAGTTGACCGCATGAGCTGTACTCGCCAGTTCCTCCATCAAGTGCGAGATCGGAATCACGCATTGGTGGGACTAGCCATTCATGAGCTGAGATGTAAGGAATCTCAATAAAAAGTTCACGATGATCTGGATCGAAGTCATGAATGATGGTTGGTCCAGTAACAGCTTGTTCATAATGAGGAGCAGGTCCATAGTCTGAGTAAGCATAACAGAAAGCAAATCGAGCGACAGTTTTGGCTGGTGCAGCAAAGTGAACTTTGAGAATGATGCTGCCACGGTTATAGAAATTTTCTATAGCCCATTGCTCGAGACGAGGAAGAGAAAAGACTCCGGTTGAGCCGGAACCTTGGTGAAGCGTCAGGTTGGACATGATCTGGAAAGGATGCATAGGATAAGATGTAATGAAGGTTTGACCTCCAGTCTCATATGCAACTGTCTCAGTGTTGAAATAAGTGAAGTGATTGGTGTAAAAATCCTTGCTCATTTCATCAATGACTGACATAAACGTTCCAGGGGTGATCTTTTCTGTGCAAGCAGCAAGATCACCGAGATTGTTGGCTGTGTCCACACCGTTGAGAGTGGTGCGAACAAGTGTAGGTTGATCAATTGGTATAGCAGTGAATGTATGGTTCGGTTGATCAGTAGAACCTTGTGGTGGTAGAACCTCGCCAGCATCAGCTGGAACGGGTCCCATTCGTCCGGGTTGCCTTCGCCTGGAGTCAGCATAACGGATGGTTGAAGTAGCTAGAGTACTAAGGAAGTTAGCACCGTCGGACATTCCGCCCATAAGCTTTTCCTTCATACCGCCTCCATAAGCGGCCGTAATATCGGTAGTATTAGTGGCGTCAGATTTTGCACCGGTGGTGTTGTTGTTACCATAGGTGTTCTGATAGGTAGTTTGGGTATTGCCCATGTGGAGCTCGAGGTCGAGCTCAGCCCATTCAAACTCAATGCGAGGTCCAGTTGGAATCTCGTCATCTGTTTGTTCATAAGCATCTTGAAGCTGAAGTTCATCTAGCAAGCTAGACATAGGCATGATTGGAATATGCGTAGGATAGTGACGAAAGTAGTCAGGATGGTGAATTTCCAGAAGTTCGAGTTCTGGCATACCATCAGCAAGATCAAGGATGTTCAAAGTACTTTCAGTAGCTATTTGTTGTTGTTCTGTAGCAAATCGCACCCAATCAGTCGTTTCAGCTTGAGCAGTCGACATGTTCTCAGCAATAACTGTCTCACGATCAACGTTGGAGTAAGAAATGCCATCATCAGCGAAAAACTGATGTAGAGTAACGTTAACATCTGTGAAAACGTGGTGGATGGCATCTGGAGATTGAGCAGCCCAAAACCCATGAGCATTGTTGTAAGCCATAGGGTGGATGTTGTCAGTGTTCAACTCAAAATGCGGGATTGGATGCATTTGAAGAGGTTGTTGAACAAGAATCGGTAGATAGTTGCGGACTAAGTCAGGAGTGGAAGGTGGTGAACTAGCATCTGAGATTTGAGTAAGGAATGAACCTTCTGGAGTATGTCTAACATACAAAATGTGACTGTTTTCACGAGGAAGAGCAATGATAAAAATATTGCGCACTCGATTGAAACCAGGTTGTAAAGGTAGTGTGTTTTCACTACCACAAATCACAACTTGTTGGAACTCAGGTGGTTGTTCATCACAATAGACTTTGTGTTTGCCTTGATGGTGTGCAGGTAGACAACATTGTTCAACAGTGGCATCAAGATGCCAAATGTCGAAAACAGAGTCAGAGTTGTTGTCAACAGCTTCTGCGTAACGGTAGTATCCGCAGCGATTGAAGTCAACAGATGGTGCATGAACTATACAGTCGCACCAAGATTCAAGATCCATGTGGAGTTGGAGATCCATAGCATGAAATTCATTCTCATCGACTTCAATAAAATCGTCGTCGTTGAGTATAAGCATGTCAGGCACTGAAGCTATGTTGTAGCGATAGTAGTCGTGCAAGACTGAACTCATGCTTGGAGCCTCGATATCAGGAATGAAGCGTCTGATATAATCGACCCATTGAGGATAGGTACGATCTCCAGCAGGCATCTCAGAGCCAAGAACTTCGCCGTGCATAGAAGCAGTTTTGAGGATAGAAAGAGCCAAATTGCGTTGGCCTTCTGCTTCATCAGAGCGACAGTAGTCGAGTTGAGATTCAAGAGCAGCGTCAGGTACATAGGCAACAATTCCTTTGAAAGTTGGAGAATACAAAGGAAGGGTCTTGAGATAAGTTACCTCAGTACGAGAGATGTAAGGCTGCATAGCCTTGTTTTTGCTGCCAGGAGTAATGGTGATGCCAATACTAGCCATAGCAGCTTGGATGGTCACGGCATTAAAAGTGCCAATGACGTCGGGGTGGATAGCGCCAACTACGTCGTCACCACAGGTGTAGTGACGAAAATCGCGATGAAAATCGCCAACAAGAGCAGATGGATTGATCATCTTGTAAGCGCAGGCTAATTCGTAGGTGTTGGTGCAGGAGTTGCCGTGACAACAGGTCAAGTCGCCAGAAGGGCGACTATTCCATAATTGCCAGCAAGCGCGTCCGCATCCCATGTAACGTTGGAACATCATCATGAGATAAGCACGACGTTCGTGCGAGTTGACACCTTTGAAAAAGCGATCAGCGGAACGCATCATGCCTTCAGCTTTGCGACTGTTGTTAATAGTCTCAAAAGCTTCATAATCAAAGTCAACGAAGAATGGTGAAAAATCTTCGAGGCTTTTCATGATGTTGTGGTAGTCGGAGCAATTGACATCCAGGCCAATAGTTGTTGGAAGACGACCTGGGTTAGCAGAGATGTAATCAATGTAAGGACCCCAGTACTTTTTACCGAAGAGTGTAGCTTCGTAAGGTGAGATTTCAAAAGTACGAGTCTTATTGATTTCGACTTTAGCCATAGGAAGAGTTTCATCCTTAAGGCAAGGAACAATGAGGCAGGCAGGATATTCTCCGGCTTTGCAAGTGTTCTCGAGATAGTCAAATGCCTTTTGGAATTCAGGATCCCATGGAGCGTTGAGTGGTGTGAGATCTAAGCGCTTCTTGTTCATTTGAACCCATGGATAACCGACTGAGGTAGAAGGATCAAGTTGTTCGACTGCTTGTTGGTTGGTTAAGCAAGTACGTTGACCGTGCCAGTTGTCGATGAGACGTGAAAACAAGTCATCAACGACTTGAGTAGCATATTCGTGGATGGAATCGCGGACTGGCCATGGTGAAATACGGCCGAAACGAGCCTCGCGAATAAGAAGAATCTGAGGACTCTTAACAGAAATGCCAACTAAGCCAGTGAGTGGAAAGACGGTACGCTTAAGCTTGGTCTTCATTGGTGTCACGATTGGTCGTGAAAAAGTACCAATGAGAAGATTGTTGACGCCAGGTGGAACTGGAGCTTTGCCGCCAAGATCTAAAGTGTGCAGACAGGCAACTTGTTCGTGGGTGTGAAGTGCCACGTGAGTGCCAGCAAAGTCTGCCTTAAGAAGCGGAGCAGCGTAGGAGGTGTTGGGGATCAAGAAACCACCATGAATACCGCCAAAGGTGAGACGGCCAGCCCATTCAAAGAAAATGGGAGCACCGCAGTCACCTTCAGTACTAACGAGATTGTAACGGAATGGTTGTGGAAACAACACTCGTTGCCAGGTTGGATCAGTACTGTTGACAGTAACATGTTGACGAGATCGTGGAGAAGCTTGGATGTATTGAATCTTATCGCATTGGACGCGATAAACGAAACGAGGATCAGCTAGTTCATCAGTAAGCATGTTGGAAAGATCTTTCATGCCACGAATGGGTAGTTTGAGCTTGATAACGGCCATGTCAGAGACATAGTGTTTATCACCATTCATGTAGGTGTTAGCAAAGATCTCATGAGGTTCAACAACTTGTGGAAATTGTTCATTGGTGCTGGTATGCATCATGAAAGAACGCTCGATGAATTTGTCAGCGACACGAAAACCGTGAGAATTGGTAAGCAAAGTTTGATTGGTGATCATAAAACCCCAACCAAAACGTTTGCCGGTTTTGTCGTGAAGAGCAACAACTTGCTTCTGAGCTTTCTCAAGCTGAGGGATGTACTGGTTGCTGTCTGTGTGGAGAGCAGAGATGACTTCACGACCGGTTGTACGGGTGAATTGTGCATCTTTAGCAACTTTGCCACGAGCATGAGAAGCAGGAACGGAGTGAAGTTTGACGAAAGAATCATCTTCCTCTTTCTTACTCTTGTTAGATTTACGCAAGAGAAGAGTAACGAGACTGCCAAGAGCAATAAGTGGAGCAAGGATGGAAAGGCTTTTCCACATTATATCGAAGTTCTTGGCTTTGAGATCGATTTCAGCTTGTTCAGCTGGAGTCTCGATTATTTGGTCGGGAAGTTCAGAAATAACATCATTGAGGAGCATTTGGAAGTCCCTGGTGTCCTCCATACGTTTAACGCGATGACGAGTGAACATATACTTGATGTTAAGAAGTAGATCTTTAGCACTCATCGGACTGCGATAATGAAAAGGAACGCCTGCAATTTTGTCAGTGCAAGCAGGGTCAGTCGGATGTAGGAACCGGTAGTTGAAAGCTGCAAACGAAGCTTTATCTTCACTCGATAAATTACTAAGCAGTGGTTCCCATTGCGGTGTGCCATAAAAGCGCGCAAACTCTGGAGCAGGAAAGGCTTCGATGGTAAGATCACGCTTACGGAGGTAAGACTTGAGGTTGGTTTGGTCACGAACAGTGTGTGGATGCAGAAAGTTGGTAGCACCAACAACGGCAGCAACTTCAACTTGAGTATCCTTACGTTCTACGGCAGAATACTTAGGAGCAAAAGAGCCGTCATAGAAACAGCACCATTCATCGACGTCCATAGTACAGGAGTCGGCAGAGTGACCGAGAATGTCCTTGTAGTAAACTACAGGTTGGTCAGTAAGGCCATCAACAAATTGGTCAGCGCCGCGTGAGTAGTAGCAGGCTTGAACTTTGCGTTTGAGAGCAAGAGAACCGCACAAGTCGCAGATAATCTTACAAATCTCAGTTTTACCAAGATTGTGGAGACCACCTACTTGGATCATGAAGGGACGCATCCCTTTGTGTGCAGTAAGTTTTTGACGCAAATTTTGAAAAGTGGCGTTTTGCTTAGCCAGATCAGCGGCAGCAGTACGGTACCAAGGAGTAGCCATATGAGCTTGAAGATAACGAGAAGCGTTCTTAGAAGCGTTGGTAAATTGAAGGACAACCGCGGGATCATAATCTTGTTGAAGATGTTTAACAAGAGAGGAAAGTTCCTCAGAAAAAGGTTGCCAGCCGCAAGAACGGTAGAGCATCATAACAGCTTTAGTTGGACAATATTGATAAATGACCTCTTGAGCAAAAGTTGGAAGAATTTCAAAGATGAAAGCGCCAAAATCTTGAATGGATTTAACACGCATCCAAGACTTATGGACAGCATCAGCGCAATAGATCATGTGAAAACCCATGCTGCTGGTGAAACTCTTAAAGAGAGTAAAACTCTTGCTGAAAAAGGTGGTTGGAGTGTCGTTGTGGAGGACATCAATGGTCTCACTGTCGAAACTATCAAGCAGCTCGACAAGAAGCTTGCAAGCAAGGTCAAGACGATCAGCAATTTTGCTGCTGTGATAGAAAGCAGCGCCTGAAACAATGGCAGAAAGAATACCTCCAATCATACTGTGAGTACCCATCCAACCGAGGAAGAATGAGATGACAAGCATGACGAAAGTGCAAAGCATGATGGTAACATTGTCAGAGATGTACCTGAGAATAGGCATGAGGCTAGAATTCTTAAGCCAAGTGATAGCAGGAGAAAGAACTAAACGAATACCATAAGTCAAAGCGGAAATGCCGAGAGATTTAACTCGAGCATATACTCGTTGGAGAAAGGTGACATTAGGTTCAGTAGATGGTTGAGTGAATTCAGGTGGATCAAAAGCGTCTTCTACAGGAGTAGAAGCCGTAGAATTGCCAGAATCGGAAGAGGCAGCAGCAGCTGCGGCAAGTCCGGTAAGTGAACCAGAGCCAAAATTGGCTCCCATACGAGCAAGAAAATCCTGTTCCTGTTGAGTAAAATCAGGAGGTGGTGGAAAGGCATACGGTGAAGGTTGCCATGAACCAGGATTGTCATGTGAATAAAGCCTAGGTGGTAAAACGAGATGCGGATGACGCTCCACGGTAAGTGGAGCAACGTGAAACTCGTCTTCTGTCTCATCAAGTTCGCTAGGCGAAGCGAATTGACGGTGGCGATATGGTGGCGTTGATGGTGTTGTTGTTGTTGATGTTGATTGTTGTGAAAGAGAAGTCATGATGGCACAAACAGCCAAAATCTACACTTTAAAGAAAGAAATACGACACAGTTACGATGACATGCAAAGGTGAACGAATAACAGGCGGTAGACCCATTCTTCTCGACATACGCCCTATAACTGCAAGGGCCATAACGCTTTTTGCATTAGCAAGAGCCAGTCGGTTTGACCCAACTGGAGACTTCGCTAAGCAGCCAAAACGTACATCGAATTAGTGTCAGGCGACGTAGGTACCTGTTAATCTTAAGACCAGGTAATAATAACTCCGCAAGCGGATTCGGGCATACACCCTATTATCATTGTAATGAGATATTCCTGGACAACCGGGGTATCAGGCCGGTTACATGCGTAAATATACCAATTACGCTTGGTGCAGGGATCTTGTCAACTGTTGAAACAAACCTTAGGTGGTTCCAACTATTCAATTCACATGGAAAGTTTACGGTAACGTCTTGTTGCGACGCTCTAGCCGGCTTTGCGACATGTCATGAGCTATAGTTAAAAGCAAATGTATTTGAGTAACAGTCTACCAAGACTGTAGCAAATATTCAGAGGCTAATTAAAATCAATGAATAAATAATAATATGAAATCAAGTTTGTAACCTAAAAGATAAATAAGAATAGATATAGAATAGGAGAAATAGAAGAAAATCAAAAGGAGATGACAGCAAATTGTAATATTTCTGAGCCATGTATAGACCAGGGGTAAAAACCCGCAGGCAACTAAAAAGTTGTATACAAGTAAGAACGTATCTACACTCCACTAAAAAGTGGTGGTAAATCAGAATATAAAAC